AAGATGTCTCAATAAATTTATCATTAATTTTATAAGATTTTACATTGAGTTTTACACAGTTAAAAAAACCATGACCTGTGTTTATTCCTGTTTTTAAAGTAATATTTTTGTATATATTACTTGCTGAAATTGCGTCCTTTTGAGCTATATTATATAGTGTCTTATAGTCAAGCACATCATCTACAGTTTTAAAATCGACAATCTCACGACCACGATTTATTGTACTTGATAAACTGTTAGGATTATTGTTGATATACACAGCTCTAAGTGGTGCTATCTGACTGTTATTAGTGGCTCTTACGAATACATTAGGTATACTGAAAAGGTCGATTTCTTCTTGAGTATCTTCAAGTATTAAGCATCCGTCGCTGTCTGATATGTCATTATATTCAATATCTATCTTTCTATTTTCAGGCAAAATATAAGGACGAGTTACAAAGTATCCGTCCTTATCTGAATATAAGCTTTCATAATTTATAATTTTGAGCAAATAATTAATCACATCAAGCCTTGATGTGCCTATTTCAAAATCTGCATCAACTTTTGTCACATAAGATTGTAAAGTTATCTTGTGCTTAGCTCCTTGCAACTGCTTTATAACCTCATCTATTATATTACTACCTGCTTTGATTGTAAGTCTTTCCTTAAGTTTATTTTCTTCAAGAATTAATAACTTGTCAAAACACTCAATTTCCCTACTGTATGAGCCGTATATCTTGCGTGAGCTTGATATTAAAAGTGTTGCTATAGTATCTTCAACATCGTTAATCTTACACGATATTTGTATCAAATCATTGTTATAGTCAATATCTTCACTGTTTTCAATCGTTAGATTTGCTGAGTATTTGAGTTTTGCAAAGCTGTCGTGAGATATGGAACATCTTTCAACCTTTAACAGTCGTTTGATATTTTCTTTTTTATCAAGCAATCTGTATTTGAATTTAATTATTCTCATATTGTTACCCACTCCCAACCCGTCATATCTTTTTCAGAGTTCAATATCCACGTACCGTCAATTAATACTTCTTTTAACGTCTTATCTCCGTCACTGCTTTCATAAGCCGATACCTTATTTTCAACTTCAATAAGTTCAAATGATGCTTTCACCCAAGACGGTATCCTGAATATATATTCTTGCTTAAGATTAGAAATACCGCAAAATAAAGCCTTGCCCCTATTATCTCTGTAAAAAAGCGTCTTATTGCTATTGTAAAGAGATAAAAGTAAATCAAAATCTTGTAGTTTCATTTCAAAGACAAAACTACCTTTGAGATACTCAGTCGAGCCGTCATCTTCAACTATCATTTTTTTACTGCCAAGATACTTGATAAACGTCCTATTTCTTACAATTTCAAAGCCTGTACTGTAGTTGAATTTCAGATTTGTTTTTTGTGAAGTATCTTCTGCGTCGCATAGTACAAAGCCTTTTATCAGCACAGTTACTGACTTAATGTCACTTTCAGTTGTAGCCTCGTTCTTTGACTTTGACAATACCTTATATTTTAACTCAATATTGCCAGGTATATAGTTGTCGATAAATGTACCACTTGAACCTAAGTTCCTTGCGACAAGTTTAAATTTGCCCGCTCCGTCCGCTCTCCATATCTGATTTTCTTTAAATTCAGCATTCGTTTCACTGTTGAAATTAATCAATACTGAATGTGTTATTTCATTAGCATTTATAGTAAACGTGGCGGGTTCAAGTAATGTATAAGATATAAATATCTCCTTACTTGCATAATCAGACCATAATTCATATTGATTTTTTGTTCTGATTTTAAGTATATAAGTCGTGTTATTTTCAAGGTTTGCGGTTGTTCTATAAGTTGAAATATCATTTTCGACGATATCACTATCTTCAATCAATGTATCAGCTTTGTATATTAATAACTGATATGCTTTTTGCTTGCCGTCGGGATTCCATATAAAAATAGGCTTCGCATTGTTAAAGTTACTTTTCTCTTCAAATGTAGGCGGTTTAGGTTTTGAAATAGTATCAAATGTCGCCTCTCTTTTGTCTTGTACTTCTTCACCGTACACAGTGTTATATACATATAGTATCAGCTTTATTTTGCCGACTCCGAGGTAATTTTCGGGTAATGTCAAGCTATTTTCTGATAAGCCTGTAAACTGACCTTTTTGTATTTCGTTTTCAAATATCTGTAAAAGATACTTCTTTTGATTGATTGATGACCAAGCAATCTCGATTGGAAATGAACCGTTTCTTACACTTCCGTTAGGCTCTAAGCCGAGTATCTGTACTTTCGGGTTGTTAGTTACGTTATAACTTTCAGTATGAGTTACTTCGGTATATCCGTCTGAGATGGTCAATTTGAAGTCAACTAAACCGTTATATATCGTCTTTGCAGGTATGGTTACAGTCTTAACCGTTGCACCTGTATAAGTTTGAATAACCTTGTTTTCTGTGATTATTTCAAGTTTATAAGTTGCTTGTAGTTCACTTTCCCAAGATACATCAATGTCCGCAAGAGGATTGATACTGCCTGTAGGCTTGAATTGAGATATTTTAGGTAATACTTGTTTTAATGTAATGCTTGTTTTTTCACTCGCCCACGCACTTGAATTAAGATTGCCGTTGTCTGAGTATAGCACTTTAACAGTTATATCAACCTTTTGACCGTCTACGAATGTATTTGCGGGTATGATATGCGAAGTCTCTGTATTACCTGTTTTTGAATATACAGTATTTCCGCCCGTAACTGCGGTTATCTCGTATTTTTCTTGCCTTTCACTTTGCCAAGATACTTTGATATCTTGTCTTGGCAAGGATGAATCAACATTAAGATTAGTTATAGTAGGTAAGACGCTACACTCTGCAATAATTGAAAATTCAATAGATTGTTGACCGTGCCAATTAGAATTGAACGTGAATGGAGTTATTCCACTAAGCCCGTATTGTCTGTAATTTTCTTTTATTTTATCTTTTTCAGTAATTTCAAAGGCTGATTTACCGTATCTAAAATAGATTATAGGCGTTTGATACTGACCTATATTTATTCTTCCTTGTGCCTTATCTTCACTTTGTAAATAAAGATAAACTTTATAATACACATCTGTAAGAGTAAATATATCTTTATTACTTAGTACAGCTACTTTCTGAGTGTAATTTTCAACATTTCCGCTTATGCTGACAGTACCTTTTTTCTGTTCCATATCATATCACCCCTTGCCTTGATATAGTTCTTTGAATATACGGCATATTCTTTGTATCTTGTCTTAACGCTTTTATCTCTTGCAATAATGCAATCAATACTTCTGTATTGCCAGTTTTTTCAATAGCCTTTGCCATTATTCCGTCAAGCTTATCTATAGGCAATACAGCTTCTTTACCTGCTTCACCTACTCCAATTACCGACGGAGCGTCAAATATACCACCTTGAGCATACCATTTGATACCTGCTGAAATCTTTGGTACTTGTGGCGGATTAAGTGAAAATTTACCGCTTATACTTATGTCAGGTAGTGGTATTTTAGGACGTTCAATAGTAGGAAATTTCAATGGTTTCTTGAAAAAGCCTGTGATTTTATCCCATATACTTTTAAAAAAATCAAATATTCCTTGAAATTTATCGCTTGCATTTTTCTTTAAACCCTCAAAGCCACTGACAAATTTATCTTTTACATTTCCAGCAAATTCAGATGCTCCTTTTTTCCATTCGCCTACTGTATTTTTTATGTTTTGAGATGTATTATTTGCCCAATCTACAACGCCATCTTTCATATTGCTTAAAGTTGTACCCATTGCTGAAAAAGCACCTGATACAGCATTTTTAATATTGTCCCAATTTTGCACAACACCGTATACAATTAAACCTATCGCTACTATTGCAGCGACTACTAATGCAATCGGGCCTAATAAGGATGTAAAAGACATTCCTAAAAATGTAACCCCTGTTGCTCCGGCTGTTGCTGATGCTCCTGTCGCTACTGCTCCTGCTCCAAATATTGCCATTTTGCCAGTAAGAAATGCTAATCCTAATGACATTTGACCGATTGTAGTTAGCACAGGTGCTAATGCAGCTAATAATCCGCCCACAGCCAATACTACTGTAACGATAGTAGGATCTAATTTGGAGATTGCCTTTGCTATTTCACCTATAAAATTAACAATGCTATCCATGTGCGGAAGTAATGCTTCAGCAACTTTAGCTCCAAAAATACTCCCTATGCCATTTATACGAGCTTTTAATGTATCTATCTTGTCATTAAAGGCATTTGATTTATCTAATACTTCTTGACTTAATACGACACCATACGATTTAGCTTCTTCAGTTAATTTTTTCAAATCTTCTGCTCCACCAAGTATTAATGGATTGAGTTCTTGAGCGGATTTTCCAAATAATTTCATCGCTAATGCGTCTCTCTCAGCTTCGTTTTTAATTCCACCAAGAGCATTGATAACTTCATAAAAAACATCATTGTTATCTCTTAAATGCCCTGTACTGTCAGTAAAAGCTACCTTAAGTTCCTTAAATGCTTCTATTTGGTCTTTACTGCCATTTTTAGCATTAGCCATGTTTTTAGTTAGTTTTGCCAAGGCTCCTGCCATAGTTCCAGTAGATACATCAATAAGGTCTTCTGCATACTTAAAAGCTTGTAATTCTTGTGTTGACAGTCCTGTAACTTTTGCTAATGTATTTAAATCATCTGCTGATACTCCCGCTTTTACTCCAAGAGCAACCATACCTGCTGTTGCTACTCCTGCTACAGCAGATAAAGCTGTTAGCTGACTACCTAAATCTTTTAATTTATTTCCTGCACTTTCAAATGTTGAACTTATTTGTCCGAACGTTGTATTGACTTTATTTGATTCGGTTTCAAAATTTTGTAATTGTTCTGCTGTTTCAACTATCTCTCTTTGAAGTCGTCTGTAGTCCTCTTGATTTATTTCAATGCCTTGTGACATCTTTTCTTGTGCATCTCTTTCAGCATTTTTTAGCACGTCTAATTTATTTTTTGTTTCTTCAACTGTTTTTGCTAAAAGTTGTTGTTTTTGCCTTATTAAATCAGTATTTTTGGGATCTAATTTTAGTGCTTTATCAACATACTTTAATTCATTTTGTAGTTTACTTGTTTCTTTATTGACTTCCTTTAATGCTCTTTGAAGTGGCAGTGTATCTCCGCCTATCTCAATAGATATACCTCTTATGTCTCCGGCCATTTACTTGCCCCCTTTCCTAATTTTTTGCATTAAAAAAGACACCTTTTACAGTGTCTTTTAAATTATTTATTTTATTTATTTTTCAACTCTTTTTCGACTTCTTTTTTTACTTTTTCCATCTCTTCAACGGCTTTTTTAATGTGATTATTGCCCTCGCTCATCTTATCACCGCATTTTTTTATCAAATCTACATTAAGATTATCTATGGCTTTTGGCAAGTTTTCAACAAGAAATTGATATGCGTCTAAGCCTTTTAAATATTCTGTATGAACACTTTTAAATCTTTCTGGTACTTCTGTATCCTTAGCTTCTTGGATATTTAATTCTAATATAGCAAGCTCTGTTGTAACGCTTGATTTCCATTCATTCGTCATTTCGGGTTTACTTAATAATTCGCTGATTTTTAGTAAACATTCTGATATAGATGTGGATTGTTTAGCTATTTTTAATGTGTATTCAATTTCATTGTTAGGTTTACTTGGAAATAATACAGAAATTATTATTCCAACTGCAATTAAAACTGCAAACACTGTAAAACATCCTACTAAACAAGATTGTTTTTTCTTAAAGTTAGGATAAGGTACTCTCTTTGTCTTATCTACTCCTATATCCTTGCTTTCAATTATACTTTGAAATCTTTTTACCTTGCTTTCGCTTTCCTTGTCAAAAAATAAAACTCCATAAGGTATAGTTTCCGTTCCAAAAACCATTTTATTACCAATAATTTCAACCCTTGTTATATCCTCTGTTTTCCAAGAATGAAATTGTGCTTTTTTTGTACCGTAATTTACGGTAAATTCAACAACTTTTTCAGTAGCATAAAATAATATATTATCTTTACTTAAAAAACGTATCTTAAAGCCATTATTGTTGTTTTCATCGTTACTTTGATATGAATTACTATCGTTATTAATATCCTCTCCACTATCAGCTTGTATATTGCTTACTGAATGCTTCGAGTTTGTGTTTAGTGATTTTGAATATGATAGCCCTGTTCCTGGCAATCCTACAGTGCCTGTAATTCTTCCTTTAGAGTTTGCGGATATTCTTGCTCCTTTTATTCCAGCACTAACACTTAACCCGCTTTTGCTTACATTTAACTTAAGCCCTTTACTTAATTTTACACTTTTCTTAAAACGTAGACCCATATAATTACCCCCTAAATAATAAATATGTATCATTTCTATACTATTATATCGTTTAAGAGGTAATATTTTCAAGTCTTATTTCAAATCTTTTATACTCCCCCAAGATTCTTCATCTTCTATTTCTCTGTCGTTTTGTTCAATGAAGATATCGACGAGTTGTCCTACTGTGAGTTCGTCAAGGTCTCTAATAGTGATATTCCTTGTGAGACAACTTGCGATAAGTCTTGACGTAGTGAGAGTATCTTCTCCTTTGTATTCTGCATCCATATCTTCGTTTTTTTTTGAAAATTCACAGAGAAAAAAGTGCCTAATAGTAATTCAAATACTACAGGCATTACTTCATCAAGAGGAAAGTTTTCAAAACTATCAAGCCAAGCATCAGGATCTGGTATATCTTTATCTGCATTTTTTGCCAATGCCCATACAAGATTAAATACATCAATTAGCTGTAAGCCTTGTATATTGTGTATAGCATCTGATACACTATGGTCTATCATCTTATCAAAGATTGGCATTACTGTTGGTATAAAATCTTTTCCTGTCTGAGCATTATATATTTTTAAAAAAGAGGCTGTTGCTCTCAGCCTCACAGGTTTATCATCAATAGTTATAGTCTTTTCCATATCTCAATACTCCTTATATACCAGGTGCTACTGTTATTGCCGGTGCTGTTGTGAATAGAGTATTATAATTTGTATTTTCAGACGTAACTTCAACAAGCCCTATCTGCTTACCTGATACATTTATCCCTACAAAAGTTAATGTAATAGATTCTGTCATCACCTTTGGTTTACCTGGCTCCATCGTTTCCCATTCCTTTTTAATTGCTCCAGGTATGCAGTTAAACATTATATACCTTGTATCTTCCTTGTCACCTTTTTCTTGGAATATTAGAGTAATACGTTTAGCTTGTACTCCTTTTACCTCTATCAATTCGCCGTTTGAACCATTAGCATATCCAAGCACATTCTTTTTAAATTCATCAGTGAATTTTGCGACATTAAGGTCAAGTGTATCACCACTTGCAAGATTGAATGTATGATACTCTGAATCATCAGCAATAAAGTTTGTTGTTTCTGTTTTTATATCTCTACCAAGCTTTACCGCTCCTGGCAGTGCTACAGGTGTTGCCCATTCAATTGTTCCCCCTGGCTTTTCTGTGCCTACTGAATAATGCACTAATTTAAGCCCGTATGCTACTTTATTTTTACTCATTTTTTACGCTCCTTTAGATATAATATATAACTTCTGTCATACTTTCGCTTTCTATACGAATATCAGCAGATTTTATCCAATATATATCATTTTCATCAAGCAAATTTTCAAGCTTTTCTTCAAGTTCAAAGTTCTTATCTTCAAAATATAGCTCTATATTGTATTTATTATCTTTTTGATAGACCTTGCTGTCTGCCCCAAAATTATTACTACCTGATTGTACAAAAATGATATACGGTAAATTCTGTTCGTTCTTAAAGCTTTGGTATGCAACAGGTATATTCAATTTCTTTAACATTTTAAATAATTCAGATGCTTTCAATTTTCTCACGCACCTTTTTTAAAAATTTGGTTTTTGTTTTTTCTTCCACTTGTGCTATATGCGGATAAGCTCTTGCTCTTTTTGTTCCACCTCTTAAAGCATGTCCGTTTTCAAGTAGGTGTGTTAATCTGTAGTATTTCTTATTATGCACAACAGCTCCTACAGTCCCTGACAAATCTTTTGATTTTTTAACAGTCCAACCCCTTGCATATTTACCTTTACGCTTTGGTGAGGTTTGTTTAAGTTCTTTGACTGCTTCTTTTGCTTGCTCGTCCACAACTTCATTGAGCTTTTCAATAACCTTACCGCTATAATCTTGTAGGATATCTTCTATCTCTTGTGATACATCAATTTCCATTGCGTTGCAAGCTCCTTTCTATAGCTTTTACTTCAATAAGTTCATTTTTAAATCCTATATTATCGACGTTATCAATGTCATATACAGCCTTTTGGAATATGATCCTCATAGAAGTATCTAATTTTACTCCCGCTTTTATGATAAATTTGACTGTCTTTTGTTCGTTTGTCTGCTTAGCTATCTCATATTCCTTACCGTATAGATTTTTTCCGTCAGCAAAAAGTTTATATTTCTTAGTCCATTGTTCTTTTTGTATGCCGTTTTCATCTTGTATAACAGTCTTTTCTTGCACTTCAAAAGGAGTATCGAATACTCTATTGACATCTGTTAGTATCTGTCCTTTATTTTTCAAGTTTCTTTACCCCCTCTTGAAGTTGCAACCTTAATATTTCGTGAGCAAAATTACTTTCAAAATACTCAATAGCGTTATTATAAGCATATCTTACTCGATTGAATAAAAGTTCTTTCATTTCCAAGTTTTTTGTAAAGTCAATATCAGCCCCCATAAGACTTTTTATTGACTGCTTAGATTGCTCTATCAAAGATTTTAGTTTATTGTCAATATCTTCATCATCCCAAGTTATATTGAGATAATTTTTGATTTCTTCCAACATAGTACATTACCCCTTTACAATAAAAAGGATAAGCACTAAGCCAACCCCTTAATAATCTTTATCAACTCTTCTTTATTACCTGCTTCTTTTATGTCGTTTTCAGCTATTCCTTTGTCTTTCGCTATCTTTTCAAGTTCTGACCTTTTTAGTTTACTTAGGTCTTGTTCTTCATCTTGCTCTTGTTGTTCTACAACCTCAACCCAAGCTCCACCTTTTGTCAGTATCTCGTTTAATCTTCCTTCTGATACTTCAAAGACTTCATCTACTTGTCTTGTAGTCTGTTCCTTATAATCGTCAAAGACTATCAATGCTCTTACCTTTATCATCTTTACACCTCTTTCATTATTAGTAATAAAAGACTATCTCATCATTGAAATAGTCTTTTTTATATTATTAATCTATACTCCAGGATTTTGTGTTGTCTTTACGATAATACTATCTGCATTGTTACCTGTATTATTTGCGTGTGCTTCAAGTGTAGCTACAGTTGCACCATCTACAGTTGATACATCAGCAACAAAAAATGCGTTTTTGTCTTTAGCTAATCCGTATCCATAGAATTTAGCTATATACAAATCCATATCTTCTATTGCAAGTGTTTCGGTATACTTATCTATCCTTACATCACTTGCAACACCTAAGAAGTAGTTTTTAGGGTCTCCGAATATCAATGTATTTTCCGGGCAAGCATAAGTCTTTATTATTTTTTCGCCTGTTGGAAGTGTGTCAAGTACCCAAGTGCCATTTACTGTTTGATAAGCAAGGTTATGGAATACTTTCTCCCAGTATGTCATTGGATTTACAATGATTACTACATCTCCTGTATCTGTCTTAGCTTTTGCCAGTCCTGCTCTTATTCCGGCAAGTGATTTTGGTTTGAAGTCCGTCAAAGTTACCTTGTCTTTATCAGGATATACACTGTCTGTTGCTCCGCTTAATTTCTTAATCATTCCTATTGGCTGTTCTTTACCTGTACCTTGTACTATAGCAAGTTCCAAAGATGCTGACATTATTTCTTGTATGAATGTGATAACATAGTTAGCCAACCAATCAGGGCCAAGTTCAAGCATACCCTTGCACACAGGCACAAATCCTGATAGTCTGCTTGATTTAATATCTATCACATCAAAACCATCAAGTATCATTTGTTTAATATCTTCGCATATCTTGCCCCAAAATGCTTTAGCCTTAGTAGGTCTGCCTACAATATACTGTGCTAACACTTCTGTATTTTGCATATCAATCTTTGATAGCAGCGGATGTTCTTCTTTTAGATATCTGTAGATATCTTGTATTATTGTTTTAGGAAATGCCTGATCAACATTATCAAGTCCTTTTCTTTCAATAACTGCATTGAAATACTTCTTTTCTTCTGATGTAAGAGGCTTTAGCGTACCTCTGTTTATAAGTATTTGTTCGTCCACATAAGCTGTATTTTGATTACTTATCTCCGCCTTTGCCTGCTCCATTATTGCATTTTGCAATCCGTCAGCAAAGTTCATAAACGCCTCTTCCTGAGCCTTTACATCATCTGCTTGTAAAGAGTTGAACAGGTTCAATCTTAATTCGTCCATATTTTTGATCACATCTAAATTTTTCATATTATCTGTCTCCTTTTTTATTTTAATTTTAAATTAGCAAAATTATTTAAAAATTTAATAGCGTTGTTGATTTCTTCTGCTTGTGGCTCTTCTTTTTCATTTTTATTAGATAACTCTATCACTTCATCACATAAGCCATTTTGATAACATTCATCAGCGGATAGCCATGTTTCACTATCAATAAGGTTTTTAAGCTCTTCATCAGTTCCTTTAAACTTAGCTTTGTATGTTTCAAAAACAGTTGCATTATCAAGTTTTTCAAGAGTATCAGCAACCTTTCTAATATCGTTGCAGTTGCCCCAACAAAATGAGCTTGCACGGTGTATCATCATAGTAGTATTTTTAGGCATAATTAGCTTACTGCCTGCCATAGCTATTAAGCTTGCACCACTTGCCGCTAAACCGTCGATTATTACGGTTATATTTTTTGCTAATGCTCTTATATGATTAAAGATTGATACACTCGCAAATACTGAACCGCCATAGCTATTGATATGAAGTTCAATATCATCTGTGTCTATCTCATCAAAGACTTTTCTTGCTTCTGATGGAATAATAAAATCTCCCTCTATCTCTTCGCCACTCCACCAATCTCTCGGTCTTTCATCTACTATATCACCATACATATATACGGTAGTGTTACTGCCTTGTCTTTTAGCTTCAAGCCTAAAATCAATCTTTTGTTTGTTCACTCGTTTCACCCCCTTTCATTACCTTTTCCATAGGCACTAAGTTAAGTGTCATAAATCTTTGTTTGCCCATCTCTCCGCCTATCTCCTCTCTGCCAAGTAGTTTTAAATTATCATCAAGAGTGTTTACTCCATCTCTTGTCAATATATCAATAGCTGACGCCAAATCTTTTATTGATATTTGCTGTATCATTGATATATCTATCTTGATATACGAGCCATCTGAAAAACTTTTCTTTCCATAGTATTTACGGTTTATCTCTTTTTCTATAAGCTCTGCCCATGGTCTAATACAAAAAGCCATGAAATTATCGAAAGATTTATCACTGTCAGCCACAGAGCCTTTTAAGAGTTGTGGCGGGATTTGAAATGCTATTGCTACATAATCAAAGACATCATCAATAAGACTTCGTATATCTCTACTATCAGATCCGTTTTTATAGGTCTGATTGGTAAGATCTGTATATTTAAGATTATTTGTAAGTGGCAGTACTGCTCCATTTTCAGCATTAAAAAAAGACTTCATATTTTCACTAAGTAGCCTTTGAAGTCTTTCTTGTGCTTCTAATGTTTGCGGATAATTAGTAGGTATTTCAAGTGTACCTCTTCTTGCATTACTCCGTTTATAAGTATTTTTACTGTATTCAATAAGCTTGCCATAATCAGTATACAAGCCATCAATTAGATTTCTCATCTTTACTGAGTGTAACGCAAAATAAAAGACCTCATCTTCATTAAAGGTCTTTTGTAGCATTAAATTTTCAATTTGTATATTATTGTACCAATTAGGTTTAAATGCCATTTCATTTCTTGTAAAGCTATCAGCTACATATAAATTACTATCTTGCATAACAACGAGTGCTTCATTATTATAAACCATATTGTGTATTGCTTGTCTCCAAAAACGACTTGCATTTTGATTAATGTTAGGTTCTATGTTAAAAAGATAGTAGTTATCTTTTTTAATCTCAATACCTTTATCATATGTCTTAAACTCAGCAAGTGCTAATGTATTTGATATGACATTTATTGCAGTCTGAATAGCCAAATGTTTATAGTATGTCTCAGCTGTTAATCTGCAGAATTCATCATTTAAATTTAAAGTATTTGACTTTCTGTCAAATATTGGGAACAGATTAAAAAACCATGATTTTATGCTCAATTATTATCACTCCTTTAAAAACTACATACATCAAAAAACATTGCTCCTGTATTGTCTTGTAGGTCATCATCAATAAGACTATGCAAGAAACAAAAAAAGCCGTCTGTCTTTCTTTTGATAGGCTCTATCTTTGTGTATGATACATTTTCTTTTTTATCTACTTCTCTTTTCACATTCCAAATATACCATCTTAATAACTTATCATCTTCAAAGACTACAGTTTGATTCGCAAACATTAAATCAATGATAGGTGCTACCTTACTATGACTTATAGCTCCGTTTCTCACTTCTATAATCTCAGGTAATCCCATTGCATCCAATTTTTTTCTGACAGCTTGTAGTCTAAAACTATCACCTTTTATCTTTGAGATATAGTACCCTTGTTTTGCTTGTTCTTGAAACCATTCACCTAATAACTCAGCGGGTATAGTAGGATACTTATCAGCAGGTACAATAGTTGCCCAACCTTTTTGTACACACTCATTAATATCAATATTGTATTCAGTGAGTTGTAAAGATTTTTCATGTATCCAAGTATGTTGTTTGAAATAAGTCTTTCCATCTACTTTCCATCTTAACCCTGCACTTGCAAAGTCTCTTAAATCTGCAAAGTCGATTGAACCTATACACTCTCTACTTACAAGGTCAATCCACTTATGACCTTGACAAGCAAACATCAAATCTTCCCAAGTACACACAGTCTTTACCTTTGATACATACGGTATATTCATACGCTTAGTAATAAAGGCTTCTTTTAGTTCGTTAGATTGATTCATCATATTGTATTCTTTTGTAACCTGTCTTTTTAAGGTTTCATCATATAATATACGAGGTATAGCCTTACACCATAGTTCTTTTTTACCGACTTCCTGAATACTATCCAACTTGAATATAAAAGGAAAAAAACCGTTATGATCTTCTTCTCCGTTTAATATCCTTAGTGACTTAGCTTTTAAGTCATCTATGACACTTTCTCTAATTGTGCCATCTGTTGTTAGATATATTATTCGTGGCTTAGCAACCTTACCAAGTCCACCAATGAGTACAGATATGATATTATAGTTTTCATATTGATGTACTTCATCAAATATAATGCAACCTTGTCTGCCACCATCTTTCGTCTTAGCATTAGCAGTCAAAAAGCCTATGGTACTATTTGTTTTTTCATAGGTTATTTGAGTTTTATTATAATCAAATAATCGTCTTAACTTTGAATTACTATCTATAACATCATAATCTTCATTAAAACTTGTCAATGCTTGTCTTTCGCTATTAGCAACAAAGTCAACATTGTAATTCCTTATTCCGTTTTTTTCAGATACTAAATAAAAAGCATCCGCTGAGGCTGTTCCATTTTTGCCTGTGCCTCTACCCCAAAGATTAAAGTTTTCGTTGAATATAGGAAAGTCTGTGCCTTTCTCATACAGTCCGTAAAATATAGCAAATCTAAATCTTTGATAGTCATGCAGTTTAAAAGGAAAGTACCTTTCAAGCATTGTTACACCATCTTCAATTATATCTGATTTAATCTCTGTATTAGGACTATCTAATATATTTCTTAAAAAAGGCATTAATAATTTTTGCTCTTTACAAGCGGGTATCTTTCTTTGTTCTATCTTATACATCCAGTCATTAATAAAAGGATGATATTTATAACTCCTCATCTTCTTCAACTGCCTTTATATCTGCACCCCTTAATCCAAGCTCAGATAGTATCTTAAGCATTTGAGCATTGGTCTTGTTAAGTTCAGCAATAGAATCATTCTTTTTTCGTCCTTGCTGACCGCCACCGTTATTCCACTCAATACTTACACCTCTTAATTCTATATCTCCAATCAGTGCATTCTTCATATCCCATAAAGACAAGTAATCATCAACTAATGAAATATAGAATTGTTGTATTGCACCTTTTTTATTTAATTGTTCAATTAAATCTTTTTTAATAAGTTCTCTTTCTTTTTGTGCATTTTTTATTTTTGTATCAGTTTTTTTCATATAATCACCGCCCTTTATGTGAATTTTCTATTTTCTTACATAGCAATGCCCACTAACCGTTCTATAGTCGTAGAAAAAAATCATTTTTATTTTTGTGGGGGAGTTATTCCCATTTTTCTTTATGAATTTCTTTTTTCTTGTGTACACTCTCTAACTTTTCAGGATGTACTACATTGTGACAGGCATCGCATAAGCTAATAAGATTACTATTAGTTAAGGCTAATTCAGGACAATCTTTATAATGTTGTATATGATGTACAGTCGTAGCGCTTGTGTATCTTCCTTTATCTTTGCACATCTGACACTCATAGTTATCACGCTGTAGAATTTCATCTCTTTTGTCTTGCCATGTTTTTGTCTTGTAAAATTTAATTGAAAATCTTTTTAGATAGTTCATGGTTTCTACCTCTTGCTATATTCTCTTGTTTACATATCTATTCTTTTTCTTCTCCTTATCTTTCAATCTCTCGGCTGATACTTGTAAATAAGGATTAGTTATCTCTATGTTATTAGTTAAGTAATATATAATGCATTTACAACCAAACAGACTTCTAAAATGTGCGTGCTTGCCTGTCGATGTATTAATGACAATGTATCCTTTGCGGATTTTCTTTATCTTATACATAGCATTTGCCTTTTAAAAAATTAGACCATTATATTTTTTACATCTATTTTTCCCGTCATCAAGTCAGGTAATAAAGCATCTTTTAATTCTGCTAAATATCTGTTCTCTTCTAAATTTAAAAAATATGTCATAGTCTTCCACTGTTCAAAAATCATAATAAGAATATGGGATAAATCCTCTTTAGAGTTATTCTCGAATTTAAACTCATTCTTGTTTTTACTAAAACTTATATAATCACTTTTCTCTATCTCCGCTGATACTCCAAGAGATTGTAAAAGCTCTCTAAAACTTTTGGCAATAGTTTTAGAATTTTCTTTTTCTTTTTTGTATAAATCAACATCTAAGCCAATACTCTTAGCTAATGATTCATTAATAGTACATTTACATAAATTTCTTTGCCTTATTACTCTATTCAAATCACGGATAATATCTATATATGGTCTTTTTTCTTCTTTTTTAACTTCCATTTCAATATACTTTGATGGAACAAGTGAGTATTCATTTTTTCTAATATCTTCAATATCCACACATCTGCATATACCTTGAATGGTTTTTCTCTGCGTTATGTTGTTTAAAATTCTCTTTATGTGTTCATCAGTAAATACCTTTACCATTTTTTCATATGTTCTTTTAGTATGCGATGTTCCGCCAAATTGCCCGTTTTGCAACCTTACTTCTTCTTTATACTGATGTCTCATATCTACAAATTCGATACTTTCATCAGTCTTATTTTTGTTTAATATTACAAGACATACTGAAATTGTTGTTGATTCAAACATCTTATCCGGACATATTATTACACACTCAATAAGTCTGTTTTCAATTAACTCTTTCCTTATTTCTTTTTCTGCTTTATCATTTGTTGATAAGACACCTGCAGGAAGTATTAATGCTGATTTATTCTCAGCTCTATCTAAGCACATTTGTATGAATCCATAATTTGCATTGCTTTTTGGCGGTACTCCGAATTTATATATATTTTTATCATTAGTTGTGAAAGGTATGTTGTATGGTGGATTTGATATAGCAGTGTCACATTTAGGTAATTCATAACCTTGTTCAATTTCTTTTATTATAGAATATTTGGAACAAGGCTTTACTTCATAAACTT